GGGGGGCCATCGCGGGGTTTTTGTTAGTTACTAGTTACTTTATTTCCCCCGTTAGTTTTCAACGCGTATTATACTAGAATGCATTTTGCCCCGCGCCAGACAGTTTTCCAACCCGTATTATAACCCAGTGCCAGCCGAGCCGATGGCAGCCGATTGCCGCGCGGCATGGCAAGCCCTGGCGCGAACGAGCCTAAGTGATTGATTTTGCATGAGTTTTGGCATTCTCGCCGAAAATGAGGCACGCGCTGGCGGATGGCAGCCGCAAATAGTACTTGACAGCGTACCCCCGCACACTATGATGAACTCTCCTGCCATTCACTTTGATGGCAGGATGGCAAACCACTAACGAACCGGAGACGACACACCATGAACGACCAGACCCAAGCCAAGACCCCGCCCGACAAGCTTTCCCTCGAGGACCTGTCCCGCGCCTACTTCGCTGCCTCGAACCCGAACGCTGAAACCGCCGTAGCGCGAGCGCTCGCGATTGCCGAAGCGCACAACCTCCCGGTTTCCTACAACTGGAAGGCCGAATCGGAGCCGATGCCCGAGGGCTACGACGTTGCAATCGTGCCGGTCACGAAGCGCACCGAAACCTCTGGCAATGTGCCGGTCGCGCTCTGGATTGCGGCGATCCCGAGCCTCGAAGTCATCGCCAGCCACGACAAGGGGACGGCGTGGATTCAGGATAAAATCGCGGATGCCTGTATCAGCAAGCTTGCCAACGCCGTGCGCCCGTCCGAGAAAAAGACGGATGGCCCGCTCTCGGTCCCGCTTTCGGTTGATGACTTCATCATCGCCGCGACTCGCGATCAGGGCTTGGCCACCTTCCGAACCGAGGCTGCCGAATGGATCAAGGGCCTGAAGGCTGCGGGCCTCGCGGCGATGAATCCGACGCTCCTACGGCAGGTGCTTTCCTCATCCGCGTTTGCCTCGCAACAGTTCCCGAAAATCCCGGATGCCAAATGGGCGGCGCTGCTGGACAAGATGATCGCCAAGGCCCAGACCAAGAGCCTTGACCCGGGCATCATGGCAGTCTGGAAACAGACTCGGACCGAGACCACCATCGGCGCGGATGATTTCGACCTCGAAGCGCTCGACAACCTTTAACCCCTAGCGGCAGCCGCCGCAGCAACCGCCCCGACATGGTTCGCCCTGTCGGGGTTTTTTTTGCCCTGGCGGAAAGTCTGCCAATTTTCCCCCAGGTCGAATCCTGCCAATTTGAACGATCGTTCAAAAATCAATTTCTGTGCCAATTGCGCAGAATCGATTTTTTCGGGTCACCCTTGGCCTTGCTATTGCCAGCCGCTAGACCCTCCCAAAACGCCTTAGAATCGGTTTAATGGCATTTGCCTTTTTTGCCTTGATGGCATTTGCCTTCACCCCTTCCCTTTTGCTTGTTGTGCCTTTTCTTTTTTTCTGGTATGGTGGACCCTTGTCCACTTAACTCGAAACCACAAAGGCACTGGCAACCATGATCGTCTACAACCCGACCACCGACCGCTACGAACTCTATTCAACCGCCGCACTGGCATACGGAACGGATCCGCGTTACCTGCGCGGTCTTTTCTCTTCGCAGTTTGCCGCTTGGTGCGCGCTCTGTCATCACACTTGGAAGGAGGCCCGCTAACATGCCTGCCACACTCGAAATTCTCCCGGCCTCACGCCCGGCTGCCATTCGCTCACGCGGCAACGTCGAAAGCGCGCACGGTATCGCCGTGCTGACAGTCTGTGCACCATCCTCCCCTGCCACCGTTCGACGCGAACTGAAAGCCGCGTTGCAGCGCGCAGCGCAAGACTATAACGAACCGCTTTGCTTGGCGTTGCTGGCGTTGCTCTCTTTGCACGCCAAGCACACTCAGCGAACCCGCGCCGACCGCGCCACGCTTCACAAAGTGATTGGCAATCCGACCGGGTAAGGTACGCTCTGCCGCTTCCTTCCCTGCCATCTGACCCGCTGCTGGTAGCTGTAACCGCACTGCCAGTAGCAACCTCTCCGGCACCGCATCGCCGATGCCATCCTGCTCTGCACTGCCACTGCCATTCGGCGACGTGCCTTCGATGCCATCCTTGCTACACTGTTGCATTGCACCAATTTTGCACGGCGCCCTCACTTCGTTCGGGAAAAATGAGTCATCCATGACTCTTGTCGCTCGTTCCTCGCTAATTAGCTCGACGTCGTGTCTCGCAAGAGAAGATCAGCGTGCGTGTGGTCACAGAAAAGTGGGGGGTACGTAACCCCCAAAGCCAGTCGCCCCCTCCCCCGTATAAAATACCTCCTCCCCAAACTTTCTAAAAATTTAAAAACTCGACTAACAAATTCCTAACAGAAATGACGGGTTGTGAAAACAAATTAGCATTTGCCGCGTAAACCGCTTGCAATGGGCCACGGAAAGCGTTACTGTTTCTGAACTGACCCGCCACGCACTCGCGTTATAAAACGTTAGTAAGGTGTTATTTATGTTGCCAGAAGAAATCAAGCAAGACGTCCTGACCCGCATCGCCAAGCTGAAAAGCATGGAAGTGCCAGCGCATCAAATTGCAGCGGCCGTGGGAATGGACGAAGCCGATCTCGAAGTCCTGATGGCATCAGCCAAATTTCGCGATCAATTCTCGGCACAACAGCTTAAAAAATACGACACGCACGAAACTTTAAACGATGGCTGGGACGCGGTTGAAGAAACTGCGATGGGTCACGTGTTGGAATATCTTATGACGCGGCCAGATCCTGAGTACGCGTTGAGGGCAGCAGCAATGGCAAACAAAGCACAGCGACGTGGCGCGCATAGCAATGTGCCAATTAACGGTGGCGTTCAGGCCGCAGCGGTTATCCAGCTCAATGCAGTCTTTGTTAAGAAGCTGCAGATGATGCGCGGCCGTGGGGAAGATGGCGCCGAGTTTATCAATGGTGCGGCCAAGCGTGTGGACGCGCTGGATGTTTCCCGCGTGCAAGAGCTTATGCATCAGACGAAAAACGATGTGGCAGAGATTTTTAACGCGGCCACGGTTGGCGAGGTTGTTGCTGCCACCCGGTAGCCCACGCCATGTCAATTTCAGAAACACTCACGCAGGTACAAGTTTCGCAGCTTGAACTGCGTGAGGCCCTCCGGCACGACCCGGAGTTCTTCATTCAATTCTTCCTTGCAGACCAGTTGTCACACGATGTGCCAGCGTTCCACAAGGACATTTTCTTCGAGATGACGCACGATGAGATTGATAGGCTGGTGTTGGCAATACCTCGTGCACATGCGAAAACGACTCTGGCCAAACTTGCATGTGTTTGGTACCTTTTGTTTTCTGACTTTCGTTTTGTTCTGTATGTATCCGGGTCTCACGATCTGGTCGTTCCTTATGTTAACGATATCGCTGGATTTTTTGCGTCTGAGAATTTTACGGCTGTGTTCGGCGAAGTCATCTGGCTAAAGAAACAGGATGGTATCGGTGTATACAAATTCAAAATACCGAGCCTTGGAAAGACTTGCATTCTCCGAGGGTTGGGTGCTGGTCAGCGCATTCGAGGCATCAACGTTGACAACGAAAGACCCCAGCTCGCGATATGCGATGATATCGAAAACGACGAGGACGTCGAAAATGACATCGTCCATAAGAAACATCTCAAATGGTTCTACGGACAGTTCTTCAAGTGTCTTAACCAGTTTAAGAATAAAATCATAGTATCAGGAAACTTACTTGCAAAAACCTCTGTGCTGTATAAGCTTCTCACGTCAGATCGTTGGCGGAGTTATTTGTACGGCGCAATCAAGCGTGATGGCCAGCCCCTGTGGCCAGATTTGTGGCCGTTGGAAAAACTGACCCAGGATTACTTGGAATACCAAGAAGCTGGGATGGCCGAACGGTGGTTTGCAGAAATGATGAACCAACCAACAGCGGCTGGCGGTGGCCTAATCAAAGCAGAGGAAATCTGCTACATGCCACCGGTGTTGCGCGACGCGGTAAAATACGGGTTTATCACCATCGACCCGGCGACCACAGCGAATGCCTGGGGCGATCGAGCGGCAATCATCGCACATGCGTGGGTGACAGAGCACGAACAATGGCAGATTGTGGAGGCCTGCTATGAATATGGGCAGGATCCGATCGATTTATTTAAGGCCGCAATCGAAATGGCGTCCAGATGGGGATTCCGGAACATCGGTGTTGAATCCGAAGCCATGCAGTCTGCTCTCACCAAAGTTTTCATGTTTCTCCAGGGCATTTTCAACGTCCAGCAGTTCAATTTTATTCCCATCACCTCTGGAAACGTTGCCAAGTCTGTTCGAATCGCCGCGTGGGCTTCGCTATTAAAGCAAACGCCCACGCGGCGCGCCCAATATTCACTCCCTTATGGGGATTTTGTCATTACACAGCAGCTGCTCAACTACGAACCCAAGAAAAAAGACAACGATGACGACGTTATCGATGCCTGCGCGATGGGGGTTTTCATGATTGAGCGCCATATTGGAGAGATCATGCGCGATTTTGAGTTCACATCCGACGGCAGCGCCCAGAGCCTCGTTGGCATGGCCGAGGTGTAAGCAAATGGCAATCAATATTCGACAAGCCAGGCATGCGCAGCTAAACCGTGGTGCCAAATGGCAGGTCAACAAAGACATCACGCTGAGTAATGACAATTACCACGCGCTGCTGAAGCACTGCACTAGCCGGCTCGACCTGGCAAAATTGCAGCGGGGTCGGTACATCGAGATTTTCAAGAACATCGACCGCGAATACTACGGCTGGCTGAAGCGTGATGCCGATGACCGCAAACGGCAGCGTGACAATCAGCGTGGCATCGGGGTCAAACCCGTGGACCAGAAACTCTCGATGCTGTTTTCGCAGATCGATGAAGCTGCCACGTACTTGCTGTCCGTGCTGGCACCGGATGAGGCGCTCTACACTGCAATGGCAGCGAAGGAACACCAGCAGGTGGCATCCGGGTTTGCCAAGCTGATGAACGACCACGCTAAAATCTTCGGTCACTTCCGCCACTATGCCATGTTTATACTGTCCACCATGAAGTATAATTTCGGCGCATTTGGCGTGAATTGGAACGAGCGGTATGGCAATCAAGTTGCCAACGATCAGTTTAACAAGCCCGAAATCCGGCGAACCGTGGTTGCAATGGGCAACGAAGTGCTCAGTTTTGACCCGTACAACACGCTGATGGATCCCAGCGTGAACCCGGTCGACATGCCAGAATCCGGTGAATACTTTGGCGTGGTGGACGTTACGACCGAATTTCGCTTGCGCAAAGCTGCCATGGATGGCGAGCTGTTCAACGTTGACGATTACACTAAAGTTGAAAACCAGAATGTGTATCGGCCGTACTACGAGACGAAACCGTTTGTGCGCAACGATTCGTCTGATGTGGTTGATATGCGGACTGATTGGTTTAGCGTGCTATCTTACCATACGGAGGCGAAAGAATCGTCCGTAGGGTTTGAGATCACAACCGCGTTCTTCTGGCTGATTCCCTCGAAATTCGGTTTGTCGCCATCGAAGAATTACGAGATTTGGAAAGTCGTGCTTGGCGGGGATAAGACAATTCTTTCTGTTCAGCATCAGGACAACGCGCACGGGATGCTGCCGATCAACATCGCAATGCCATATGAGGATAATTTTGGTTGGCAGACCAAGGGCGCGGCCGAACGTCTGGTTCCTCACCAGCAGTTTGCATCCTTTGTGATGAACACCCACCAGCGCGCGACAAGAAAGCGGCTGTATGGCTTGACGCTTTATGATGGCCAGCGCATCCCGTTGCTTGGCCAAGACAACGTTGACATGGAAGGTGGCAAGATCCCGTTCAACAGCAACGGGCAAGATGTGGACATTAATAAGCTTATCAAGCAGTTTACTGACGGTCCGGATACCACCGGTACCTTGCAGAACATTGCCTTGGTTGGTGAGCTGATGCAAGACATTATGCCAACCAAGATGCAACAGCAGGTGGCGGGCCTGGACCGGGCCACGCAGTACCAAGCTGCCGCTGTCGTTCAATCCGCGTCTCGCCGGAATCTCAAACTTGGCAAAATCATCGATTCCCAGGCGATGCAGCGTGGCCGCCGAATGCAGATGCTAAACATTCAGCAGAAGCAGCAAAGCGTGCAGATTCTGACAGATGGCGGCACGGTCGTGGATGTGGACCCGAAACAGTTCCGCGAAATCAAACTCGAATTCGATATCAGTGACGGGCTGAAAGGCATCGATCGCCTGGCCCTCACAATGAATATTAAGGAAGTCCTTAACTCGATTCTGCAATCACAGCAAGCTTCGGCACAGATTGATGTGGTTGGTGTTATCAATTACTGGACTTCGATGCTCGGCGACAACACTGATTTCCGTCAGTTCAAAGTTGCCTCGCCGCTTGACCAACTTCCGGCTGATCAACGTAATTTGGCATTCCAGTTGCTGCAACAATACGCGGCACAGCAACAGCAGGCACAGGCTGGCAGCTCAGCCGGTCAGCAACCAACTTTGTCGTAAAGAGGACATATAGATGAATATAAATGTAAATGATTTGCCGCTAACGAATATACTGGATAATCAGCCAGACTTTTTTCTCGGCTATAGCGGAGATAAAGGTTTGATGCGCGTGGCAATGTCAAGACTTGCATCAGAATTGTTTGCCACTCTCGCACTTCCTGGTGCTGAGATTTACGCTTGTGTTTTTGGTGATTCAAACGTGCGGCTTAATAATCGTACAATCACACCGACAAGCGTTTCATGGGCAAACGGCCTTGCTACATGGACGACGACAGCGCACAATTTTTACACTGGGCAGCCAATTTATATTTCTGGCACGTCAACGCCGTTGCGTGGGTTTGCTGGCCGAACCACTGTTACGCGGATTAATTCTGCCACCGAATTTGTTACGCCTGTGCCGCCGGGTGCGACTACCGCTGTCGGTGTTAATGTTTCGGCAAACATGCTATCGGTTGCTGATGAGCCGGCGCTTGTTGATGGCTGGATGGCGTGGGCAAATGCTTACGCTGGTGGCCGAATTAATTGGGTGCGCAATGGGGCGCTTGGTGGTGAACGCCTGATTAATGTTAGTTACACGCAGTCTGCGGTTGATCGTGTTGATGATGAATTTACAGGTATCAACGCGCAAGTTTGTTTTATCATGCATGGTACAAATGATTGCAATGATGCGACAGGAACTGCGCGATCGATTCTTGAGATTTACCAAGCGCTGCTTGCGTGTGCGCAGAAGATCTTGTTTCGTCATAAAATGGTTCCGATTATTCTCACCATTCCGCCATTTGGATCTGGTATTGCAAACTTTGCGACGGTGCAAGCCCGAGCGAATGCGCTGAATGCGTTGATTAAAAGCAATGCTGGTATCGCCACCGGCTATCTGTGTATCGATACCGCGCAGTATTTGACGAATTGGAACGGTGGAGCTGCCTATGCCACGCCGCCCGTTCTGCAGCCCGATAACATCCATATCTCAAAAATTGGCAATCGTATCGTTGGCAAAGCGATCGCTGACCGTTTGGGTAAATTTGCTCCTGCTGATTTTTTGAGCGTATCAAGTATTGACAATTTCGGCGCAAATCCGCAGCTGCCAAACTTGATTGACAGCGGCATCTGGACCACGACCGGGGGCACGGTTACTGGCTCTGGTTTGTCCGGCACATTGCCAGCAAATTGGGCGCTTGCACGGCTTGATGCTGGCACACTTTCTACGTGCGTGGCATCGGTTGTTGCGCGCACAGTGGCGGCTGATGGTGATACGAATGGGCAAAATATTCGACTTGTCATGACGTCAGCGGCTGAGGCTTTTAACCCTTGGATTCGTTGTACCGATACCATTCATTCACGTTTGGTAATTGGTGGTGAATACGAAATTCGAGTGCCAATTCGATTTACTGGGCTGCTTGGTTCGCGGCTGCGCGCACTGTCTGTGTGGATGCAAGTTAACTTTGTTGACCCAGCAAGTGCATTTGCACATGCGTATAATCATATGGCGTTTAACAACGCAACGACGACTGAAGATATGGAAATTGGCACGCTCGTTGGAAATCTGCCCTCCGCGGATGGCACGTACATGTTTCGTAGTTTGCCGATGCGCGTGACTGTTCCTGTTGGTGTGGCAGGAAATCAGTTCAATATTCGTTTTCTGTTTAATG